AGAATTTAACTTGATGCTTTCTTTGTTGTTTTCTTTTTAGTAGTTTTCTTTTTTGCAGTTGTTTTTTTAGGAGCTTCTCCACCTTCCCATGCTTCATTTACATCAGGAGTGCTAGGGTCATCTGCTTTTAATTGACCTTTCTCGTTTCTTGCTCTTTTAACTTCTTTGACTTCTGCTTCTACTTCTACAGCATCATCTGCTGAGTCAACTTTAACTTCCATTGCCCAACCGTTTTCAATAAAGGATTCCATGACTTCTTCTTGCCATTTTCCCTCTGCTTTTACGATTTCGTTTGCGGTGTAAAGTTTAACCTCTGTTCCTTTTTCGTTAGCCGAAGCAGGCTTAGGAACGATTATTTTATATGTTTTTGCCATTGTTTCTACCTAGAAAAGAGGGGGGTTTTTACGCCCCCCAGTGAGTTACCTCAATTAAGCGTTATGCTTAACATTTGATTTAGGAGCAACACGAGGTCTGCTCTTTACAATCATTCCGCTAATGGGTGTGCCGTTAGAGTGTGTACCTGTTTTAGCAAGTACCAATCTTACATAGCGTTTCCCACCAACATAACCAAGCTGCCATTGATCACCTGTGGTGTCAGGGTCGCCCCCTGTAGTACCATCAAGCTTCAGCCAAATACCGCCTGCATCAATAGTTCCGTTGATAACATCAGCCTGTACACAATCAGTGTAAGTTGAGTCGTCATCGGAATGCTCTAATGATATTTCAAAGTAAACAGATGAAGAAAGTGTATCACCCTCTGCACCTACGCTTACGATAGCAGTAGCTTCTTCAAAGCCTTTAAGGTCAATACCAGTGCCGTTAGCGGCAGCAGTTTTGACAGCATTGATAATTGAGTTACCTACAACAATATTATGTGTTAAATCTTGCATAGTTTACCCCTTAAGTAGAACATTTAAGTTTATTGATAGCTTCTTTCTGAACTACCTGACCACCAACACGCTTTCTAGCAATGTATCTAACATTACCAGTTGTAGCTTGTGTGAATGGGTCACGCAATACAGCTAGATTTACTCTATCAACGATCATATAAGCCCTTCTGAAGTCACCAAATGCAACAGGGAAAGTGTTAGAACCTTCGCTTGGCATATCAGTAGCTTCAACATATGGGTGTCCAAGTATGGTGTTAACCATATTTCCACCTAGCATCATTCCAGTTTGGAACACATACTGACCAGCAGTATCTTTTAACTTTCTGATAGAAGCTAAAGTAGCTCTATTGAAAACAAAAGTACCGTTTCTTGTGTAGTCAGACTTAATGTTGTGTACCAATGAAATAAGTCCATCAGCAGTTACAGCAGAAGCGTTCCCTGAATTAACATGACCCACACCTGAGTGATCCATGAATCCATGAGGTTTTCCTACAGCATCACCAACTACAAATGCATTACCTTCAGCTTTTGCAAATTGCTCTGCAAACTCTGATTGCATTTCAGCTTCTAAGTCAAACACTGTATCTTCTAAGTCTTGCTCAGAAATATCTACCAATGCATACATTTCGTGTGCAGGTAATTCTTCTAAACCGACTGTGTAACCAGTAGTTTCACTTCTTGTGCCACTTTCAGAAACCCACTGTGCTGAGAATTGTCCATCTCTTTTAGGGATTTGGATGCTTCTAGCGCCTGTGGAACGAACTCTAGCAATACTTCTGATAGGTGAGATTTCAGTAATTGTTTTTAACAATTCTCTCACATACTCAGGTGGTGCTAAATATCCGCCTGTTGAGTCATTGCTGACAGTTAATGCTTTTTTCTCATCAGGTTGTAGACCTTCCAGTCCTTTCCTGCAATATGAATCAAAAGCGTTGAGATAATCATCAACTTGCTTGCTTTCAAAGCCTGAGTCAGGTCTAGTGACCATAGTCTCAATCTTAGAAACTTGCTCCTTGATGTGTTCAGCGTTAGCTTCAGCAGTAGTTAACTTCTGATTCATAGCTTCATACTGGTCTAACTTAGACTCAATCTGTGCTAATTTCTCATCGTTGTATGCTGTGCTTTCGCCTTTCTCAATGTTTTCCAGTCTTTCGTCATTAACTTTTTTAAATTCTGCAAAAGTTTGACCCAAGTCTGAAATAGCGTTCTTTATATCTTCCGACATAATTTACTCCTATTAAGTTTTTAAGGTTAAAGTTAGTTCTTTTATGGCATCTACCAGTTCTGCACTTTCATCAACCTCTCGTTGATCAAAACACTTAGTTACTGCCTTTGCAGCAACCTTTGCTTCTGAACGAGAGAGACTGAAAGCATCACGCAATCCGTTTTCCCATTCCCTAATGGAAATTTCTTCGCCTTTCACTGAACGAACAGTTGCCTGAGGGTTCATGGGAAAGGTTACTAGCGATACTTCCATTAAATCTACTTCTTTGATAATGCGTTTGTTACCACGCTTATCATATGAAACTTCTTTTGGGTTTACTCTAAAGCCTATTGATAGACCGTCCAAAGCTCCCATTTTTAATAATTCGTAGGCTTCTGCTCCTGCTTGTGTTTTAAGAGCCAGCCTACCTTTAACCACAAGACCATGCTCATCTTCTTTGATCTCGTCAAACACGCCAATAGGCATATCAGACTTGTGTTGATACAAGAGTTTTACATTTTGTGGTTTTCTTTTCTTTAAGGATTTAGCGAATGCGCCTGCTTCTATAACATCATTGCCTAAGTCTTTATTACCAAAAACAGAACCATAGCCTTCAAATGTGCCATAGTTTTTATCTTCATCTTCGTCTTGATAAGCCTTAATGCTTGATTTGATTTCAATAGATTCTTTCTCTACTTCTTTTTCTGAGTTCATCTCATCAACAGTTTCTTCTGTGTCAGGCTTAGATTTGCCAAACTCAATGATATAAGAGTCATCAGTTTCTTCTACTGCTCTTATATGCTTCTCATCATTCTCTATAGAATCTTCTTTATTAGAATCGTACTCATTAGTACAGACGGCTAGGCGTTGATCTGTGTCGGTATACTCACTCGTCATAGTGTCATCTCCCATACATCTTTTTAAAAAGTTCTGCCTACTTTCGTCACTTGTCGGTTTCGGTATAGGCATATTCTACATATAGTACATAAAGGGTAATATAAGCACAAGATATAGTTGAAATTAAATAATTAAATTAATTGTTGCACATTAACCCATTATGGGTATATAATAACCTTATATTAACTTGATGCCCTTAGGGCAAGGAAAAATAAAATGAAAAACCAAAACGACACATTTGTAATCTACAACAAAAATACTGGCAAAAGATATGGTACTAAGTATGGCAGTTATCAGGAATGGAAAACTGTAGCTTCTGCCAAAGGTGCTTTAACTAGGTTAAAGAAAAAACATCTTAAAGAGTTTTTAGATCATTGTAACGAGCATATGGATTATATAACTGAATGTTACAAAAACGGTCATGCAGAAAAACGAGGTTGGGATTGGGATAATAAATTTGCAACGGCTGAAGGTAGACTTGCTTACATTGAGGAAATGAAAGAATACAGATGTGAGTGGAAAGCATACGATGGCTTATGCGGAGCAGAGGTTGTTACTTACGATTACTTTTATGAGAACGAACCAATGGTTGAGCGTACTAACATTAGTTGTGGTACTAAGTATATGGAGAGACTAAATACTCCTAGCTTTTTGTCACCATCTTGTGATAGCTACTATAGGTAATTCTCTATAACTAAATTAAACCCCCTTTACTGGGGGTTTTTTTTATTTAAAGAAAAGTGTTGCATATATTCCGTAATGGGTTTATAGTTATCAAATATTAACTTGATGCTCATAGAGCAGGAAAAATAAAATGATAGAATTTATAGAAAGCGACAGAGAGTGGTTAGAGTACACAGCAAAGAGTGAAGCATTTTCACATCAACTCTATTTAGAAAATGGTATAAATAAACTAGATGGTAGCGAAACCACTATCTTGTTTAACACAACCGACTCAATAATTAACTTTGCACATAACGATGCCTTCATAATAGATGGTTGGACATTTCCGACAACTTGGTTCACTGAGATGGGTGGTGCTGCTGATGGACACTTCTTTTCAGAAAGGTTGCTTGGTGATGTTAATGAAAGCATTGGTGTTATGTTTAGCAGAAAAGAAGGTAAATTGTCTTATCAATTATTTACTAAGATAGTTGATACAGGTTGTAACTTTAATTATGCAATAGAATTTATTGGTAATAAAAGATTATATAGAAGTCACAATTTCCATAAGTGGGATGATGCAGTCTTACAAAAGATTGTAGCTTTTATTGATGATAATAAAGATCAAACGGTTTTTTAATGAATACCTTATTTACACTTAAAGAACTCAAAGACCTCATCTTAGATGGGGTCTGCGAGGATGGCACTACATTAGAGCAAGCATTGGATTTCTGTGAGTCAATCATCTTTGATGACAGCTATACCCTAGAAGAAGTTTGCTTGGCTAATGTTTCATACAACACAATTATCTCTGCAAGGCTTAGAAGATCATGGAGCAAAGATTATTTTGAAAAGCCTGAGTCTATCTTTGATCAAGAGATTTGGATTGACCCTGTAGTTTTAAGCAAAGCATTTGCTGTTCATTGGTCTAGTCTCAATAGAACTAAAGGTACTCTTGGATTTACTAGGGGGTATGACTGGACTGATTAGGTCATATCCCTTTCATCAGCATAGACAATTACGCATCTGCAATTAATAACATTTTTTGCACCACCTTTAGAATCACCTGCAAATCCCATTGGAACTCCACCAACAATAAAGTCCTCTGCCATATCTACCGTTTGTCCGTTTGCTTGTGAATGTGTTGACCTTGTTCTTGCATCATTTGTTGCTACCCACTTCTTTAACATCTTTACACCCAAGTCTTTCTCAACGGTTGCATGATAGGCATGATTTGCAAAAGAAGCTGCGCTATGTGTTTCAGTTCTTGCTATAAGTGCTGCACGGCTTCTGCTGATTGGTAAGAACTTATCTGATACGCTTTTAGCTATCTGTGGCAATGTAAGATTATCTGCTCTGCCTTGTTCTATTAGCCTACTTATTCTTGTTGCTATTCTCTCTGATATACCTGCAAGTATTAATTGTCTGCCAGTAAAATATTCATTGACTACAGCTTCAAAGTCTACGCTTCTACCAAACACAAAGGCTTCATCAGCTTTACGCATCATTTCGTATTTATCTTCATTGAGTTTATAGATAGCTTGAAAGGTTCTTCTGTAATGAGCCAGTATCAGTGGAAAAAAATCTTCGTTTAAAGATTGGACTGCAACAGTAGGCTCATAGATTCCATACTGTTTATAAAGGTGCATATGAACATTAACAAACTTTCTAAAAAGAGTATTTAGCTTTCTAAAAAATCTTTTTTCTAAATTGTTTCTTAAAACTAATTGCCTTCTTGCTTCTGCTCTTGAATTAACTCTGCCTTGCCTAAAATCATTAAGCCTTTTAGTGTTGTTTCTCATTTGCTAGATAATGGATGCCCTTTAGGAAATAAATCAGTGTCATGCTTGCCACCTCTGAACTTGCCTGATGATAAAGCCCTTAAGAAGCTATTTACTCTTGCATATGCCCATTGATCAGGCGAGCTTACACTAGGTCTTACG